CGCGGTGCAAAAATGCGAAATTGACCACCGCGCAATAATGACATTGAGTTATGCTATGACAAAAAATGGCGTAATGATTTGCGGCCTTTTATGGCCTCAACCACACAACGATAAATACACAATGACAAATCTTGTTGGAGTTGAAGACCCAAACAAACGAACATTAACTGATTTAGATTTGTCTTGGGCATCTCCGATAATGGAAAAGAAGTTCTACTCACACACTTTTGAACTCGCAAATATTGTTGATTATGAATCACCTTTAATGAAAAAGCATCACGCGAAAATTATTAAGCCGCAAACCGCCGCGCGCAAAAAAGAATACAGCACGATATATGATATTGTGCCGGAAGGTAAAACTGGTGATCTGCATCAATGCCACGAATCAGATGATTGCGATTATTGTGAGGATGATTCCCCAGCCCCAAAATCTGGCAAAGTGGTTCAGATTAGGGATGATGCAACAGGCCAGATTTTTGATGTAGAAAATTAAATATATCGCCCTACATGCATGTGGCTTGACATAGCAAGTCAAGACCTATAGAACCGTTCCACACTTTGGGAGCGGTTCTTTGTCATTTAAAAACTTTTCTAAACCAAAAAAACAAGACTTTGTCAGGCAGTCAGCCCGGCACTCCTACTATCACCATTCAAGCCCTAGCAAGCCTGACGGTTTCACGTTTTTTGAGAAAGCTGTTGTCAGACCAGAGCTGGAAAATGCCAAGGCAGTCATAGCTGGCGAGGCAAAAGGCGATAAGGCTGAAGCTCAACGCATCTTAAATTTGCACGGCGTATACATTGACAGCCGGGGCAAACCACAAAACGGCGATAAGCCGCCATTGATCAGTGGCCGGGCTGTTGAGAACTATTGCACTGATGTGGTTGTAAGTGATGTAAGCCCGGCTGATGCGTTTAAGAACGCCATCAATGAGCTGCATTGTTTTCATGGCGCTGAATGGCGTGACGCTGACAAAGACAAGCGCGAGTTAGAACACAAAACCACAGTGCGGTATGGCGCTGATGGTTCTATTCCTAAAAAAGATATTATCCCAACACACACAGAATTTGAGCTGGTGTGCAGCAATGCATTAGACGGCTTGCGCGAGGCGTTTGCCGGTGCCAACCGCATCACCGGGCAAAAGAAAATTAAAGGCAATATTGATGATGTGCAGCTCCCCTATTTGGGTTATGCCGATTACCAAGAGGGCGGCGTTGAGCTAAAGACCAAGTGGGATACCAAAGCCCACACTGACAAGCCCAGCGCTGGCAGTTTGCCCAAAGAAATAACTTTTCCCCACCTCATGCAGATCGCTGGCTACTGGCACATCACGGGCATCTGGCCGACAATCGTCTACGCCAACAGACTTGGCTATCGCGTGTTTAAGCCAGAGCTGGATCAGCTTCATGCCGGGGTTGCCGCCATCAGGGAAGCTTGCATGCGGCGTGAACGCCTACTTGCCACCGCCAACACCACTGAAGAGCTGTTGAAGCTTTGTGACCCCCAGTGGGATCACATGTTTGTGTGGCGTGATCTGCCCCCGGAAATCATAGACCGCGCTCAAAAGATTTGGAGAACCTGATGTTTGAAATTTTCACACGCAAAAGACTAACCGAATCAGAAATCGAACTACGCCGGATCCGGCACATTCTTGAGCAAATGCAGAACGATGCTATCGCGCGTGGCGTGTTGCTCAACGCAATCAACTCAACCCTAAAAGAAAGTGACAACGATGATGATACAAGATCTGTTTGACATTGAGCCGCCGCATCAGGCGCATAGCCCCACAAGCAGCGCGTCAGCCGCCAAGATCAAGCCTAAGTTCGGCAAGAATATGGTGAAGGTTCTTGAGGCGCTGCAAGCCCATGACAAGCGCGGCCTGACTGATGAAGAGGGCTGCGCTGCCACCGGCATGACCGGCAACAGCTATCGCCCGGCGCGCGTGAAGTTGGAACAGCTCAATCTGATCTTTAAGACTGAGGCCACGCGCAAAACAATAGCTGGCAGACCGGCTGCAATTTATTTGCTGACAATGCTTGGCATGATGGAGATGAGCCGATGACTGCAATGCCAGAGGCCATAGCAACGGCACTGGTTGCATTCCAAGCAAACAACAGCGCAATGACGCTGGACAAAACTGGCAATAGATCACAGTACGCATCAATCGGCTCGATGATGACGCTTGTTAAAAAAGCAGCGGTTGAGTACGGCATTGGCATTACATTCCCGGTACGCCGCACAGAAAACAATGAGTATTTCATATCCCCGGTCATTGTTCATACCAGTGGCGTGAGCTGGTCATCACCTGATTTGGCTTGGCCACTCATTGTCGATGACATGACACATTGCCAGAAGCTTGGCTCTGCAATGTCATATGGGCGGCGATATCTCTTGCAAGGCATCCTTGGGCTTGCTGCCGGGATCGCTGAGCTAGAAGAAGATGATGATGACGATGGTGAGGCAAATTTTGATTGGAAAGGCTGGGCTGATGCAGCGCTTGCCACAATCAAAACATGCAACAGAGCGCAGCTTCATCAGTGGGATAAAGAGAACACTGAAATAATTAAACAGGCTGAAACCGCAGCGCCTGAGATCTACAACACTGTGGGCATTGAATACCATAAAAAATTGGAGAGCTTCAAATGAGTAACAAACCAACCTTCACAAACAATAACACTCAGTTGGAGTGTATCCGGGGTCAGGCCGGGGAACCCGCAAAGCTCAAGCTGGCTTGCTGGGTCAACCCGAAAAAAGCAGACAAGTTCGATGAACAAAAAATTGCTGCTTGTGACACGATCCGCGATCTTGTGATCAAACATGATCTGCAATTCAATGTAAAATTTACCCAGCGCGTTGATGATGATTACAACAACGACAAGCTTCTAGGGTCTGTCAATATTTTTGCCAACAAGCCTTACGAGGAGCGGCAAGACAATAATGATGTGCCGTTTGAACCATCAGGTGGTGGCTTTGGTGGGGGTTTTAGCAATGCATAGAAACCCCGGCCCAGCCCTGCTTGCTGTGCGCGAGGTAGCGACAGCGCTGTTCGGGCGCTACACAACAGGCACAAGGGATGCAACCTATCGCTTGTTGCAGAACGGCACACTCGCATCAATAAGGGATGGCCGCAAATGGTGGATCCCGGCTGAAGAAATTGATCGCATTCGTAAAATGAAAGGGGCCGACGATGGGCAGAAAATGGACAAAGAAACAGCGTGAGATTCAAAGCAAGCGGGTCAAAGCTTATTGGGCCGCAAAGAAAAAAGCAGCAAAGCCGTGGTGGCGTAGGCTGCTTGGATTATAAAACTGGGGGCAAGCGCCCCCTTTTTTATATGCCCATTGCGGCGGCTGTCGCGCTGGTCACTTGCTTTTGCTTCTCAGCGTTCTTCACATAGTGACCGTATTGGCGATAGGTAAACGCGCTGTTAGCATGCCCCATCAATGCAGCTACCTCTGCAAAATCCTCACCCAATGAGCTGATTTGGACGCTGGCAAAGAAATGTCGAAAGTCACCCCAAAGCATCAGCGGCACCCCGGCACGATCACAGATACGATCCATAATTTTAGGAAAAGTTTTTTTGGTCTGGAAACCACCAGCATTGTTTGCAAAAACAAAATCGTCAGCGGCTGAATATTTGGATGACACTTTAAGCTGACGCAGAACAGCTATGACCTCTGCTGGGATTGGCACAGTACGATTGCCGCGCTTGGTTTTTGTTTTGCCCACACCTTTGCATTGATGCTTGATGGCACGATCAATTTTGATTGTGCATTCATCAAAGTTAACATTGCACCAAGGCAGTGCGCGCAGCTCACCTTGTCGGATGCCAGACGCTATGGCAGTAAGCACCATCGCCTTGACCAACAAGCTCTCACCACTGTTGTGGCCAAAACCAAATTTGATTAAATCTTGAATGATCTCTGGCTGGATGCGTGGAGCGCGATCATCAGTCAAATCATCTTCTACAATCAGCGACATTTTGTCTAACGGATTGACCTGACCCCAACCTTGCGTCACAGCATAATTAAACAGCATCTTAATCGCTTTAACGCGCTTCTCAGCAGTCGCTTTAGATTTTTGCTCAGCTTCTATGCCTGAGATAATAGCGCGCCCTATAGCGCCCCTATTCTTTACTTGCATAAGGTCACATATGTTTTGCTTTGCCAATGCGAACCCATCAATGCGGATGCTTAAACAGAACTTTACACCTCGCACAATCTCATCCTTGTGAGCTTTACTTATTTCCCTTGAATCAGATCTGCCTTTTTGCTCAGCAAAGAATTTGTCAGCGGCTGACTGCACACTGGTTGGCTTTACCGGGGCAACGATTATGCCGTTATTAAAATTATTGACGGCCTCAACCATTGCGATGGTGGCCTCATCTTCAGATTTATAAGATGGTTTCTTGCCACCAATTGGCACAGCGTTAAATGTCCATGTGCCGGGTCTGTCGGTGCGCTCGTAAACTAGCAGACTTTTAACTACTTTTTTAGGCATTTGATGCCTCCTTAATGACAGCTTTAACAGCATCAATGCCAGCTTTCCAGTTAAAGCCACGACCACCCATTGGCACTAAGCCAAGATCGCGACCATCATCAGTCGTAACACTGTAAAAATATTGCAAAACGCCAGCATTGATCGTGAACTTAACGCCCCCATGATCAACGACAGTGCCGCTAGCTATAATAGGCGTGTTTGGATTTTTAAAATTAAACATTTTATGCTCCCTTGTTTGATACTTTACGAATCAGTTATGACATATTGTGTCAAACAGCGCAACAAAATCTTCCCCATAATCTTCCCCAAACGCAAAAAAAGCCCCCGGCCAGTTAAGGCCGAGGGCTGATAAGATACTGATGTTATTGAAAAATTAGTGGCGGGAGTGACGGGACTCGAACCCGCGGCCTCCGGCGTGACAGGGCGATATTTAGGGGTGTTTGGGTAGCTTTTCTACGGTTTTTAGGCAGTTATTACTTGCCCAATACGCTGCTATCCGCTGTAAAATCTTCCCCAAATCTTCCCCAATTATCCGTATGATTTTTTCTTTTTCTTTTCTGCAAAGCCACCAACCTTGCGGCTCATTTTGCTATAGGTCTTTGGATCGACTGTGCTGTCTTTTTTTGATCGGCTGGTTCCAGCTTTTTTACGCTTGTTCATGTTGTCATAAAGGCTCATAGCTAATCCTTTCTAGCAATCCCATTTCCGCAATGCTTTGTTAATACGACTGTTTGGATCTCGCGCCGTCTTGGCGCTCGTGAGTTTCTTTTTCATGCCGCCCATTCTGCTGCAAAAACTATCCCGGCGTTTCTTCGCTTTGTCAGACTTTGCTGCCATCTTGCTGCTTACTGGTGGCTTTAGGTTATGCCCTTGCGCTTGCGCTGATTTGCGGCCCTTCTCGTTAAGCCCACCAGATTCGGACTTACCTTCTTTTCTTTGCCATGCGGGTGTCTTGCTCAAGCGATCAACCCTTTGCGGTAGCCATTCGTTCTGTCGTAGGTAAGTACATCAGCCCGGTTGTCTGTTGCTGCATAAGAGCAATGCACCCAGCCGCTGTTCGCCTCGCCGTTGTAGCATTCCAATATAAGCTGATCGAATACTAGATTGTCTTGGATCCAGACACAAAGGTCATGGTTGTCATACCCGGCCACCTCAAAGTCTGCCGCCTCACCTCGCGCATGCTGGCTGGTAACTTTTGATCCAATCGACAAACACAGTTCCGGGGATCTAAACCCTGATGAAACAATGAACGATCCAAACTCATCGCGAACTGGCTGCAATATGTTCTCACAAAGCATAACCATTGATTCAATCTGTTCATCATTGGGCTGGTTTGGAATGCCTTTGCGCTCAGCGGTTTGTGACTTGCACATTTCAGCAAGTGTAAAGTTTCTAGAAAGCTGCATTATTTTTTCCCGAAAAATTTAGTGGCTGACCTTACGGCAAAGGTGCTTGAAACAATTACACCAAGCGTGTAGCTGTACCAGTCAGGCATAGTGGACAAAGCAGCAAAACCATCCTCAACAATTTTTCTGCCACCCTCACCGCAAAACGACAAAATCAATGGAATTGAGAAAAGTAAACAGAGCCACTCATCTTTGAGTGATTGCTGCGACCCTTTCGCCATCAGCTTTTCCCAATCGGCTGTCGATGTAGCGGCTGACACCATAACTTTTGCTTCAGCTTCAGCTTTCGCTTTTGCAACGGCAGACTTGCCAGCTTGCTCCGCTGTTTTCTTTTCCATCCACGAACCGACTAGGCCACTGACAGGCCCGATCAAAGCTTGCAACATCATTCCACTCCCAGAACTTTTGACAGGCCAAAAACCTCAAGCATGATAAAGGTAAAGAACAGCAACAAGATCGATCCAGCTATCAGCTTGCCGCTAAAGTTTGTTGAGCCAATCTTGATGGCAACGAACTCATTGCCTAAAATTCTAAGCACAAGTTCAAAGCTGTTCTGCCCAACATTAACCTCAACCGGCTTTTTCTTTTCTTCAGTCATCAGCAGCTTTCTTTGCCAGCACAATTTGACGGGAAGCAGTGCGCTCGTAGTTGATACCACTCGTTTTCGTAGGTGGTTTGCCACATCGCATCGTCAAGTAAATAAACGCACTGATCCTCTGTGAGTTCTTGCTGGAGCGCGATCTGGTTTCCTATATATTCCCACTCAGAACCCGTGTTGCCCCACATGCTTATGACCAAGATGAAAAAAGTTTCTTTCATTCCACAATTTTCACAATGTAGGTTGAGCCGTCATCGTTTTTCTCAATGACGACCGTCTTATTCTCACAGGCGTAGCGAACTGCCGTTGATTTCTTGTAAAGGTTGCGCTCAATTTTGCGCTTGGTCTTGAGGCATTTGCTGATCTGCGGAAACGCAGTGTGTTCAGTAACCGCGCCCGACATATACAAGATCAATGTGATTGTCTCAGTCACCATCGCGTCCGTTCCTTAGTTTCTCTATCTGTTCCTCAATGTTGCTGATCCTCTTAGAAAGAAACGATAGTGTCAGTGCTTGCTGTTGATCGTGCGGCAGCTTGCCTTGGTCTGCTTGGTCTTGCAGCTTTGCGAGTTGATCGCTCAAATGTTCAATCAGCATGAACTGTTCATTATCGGCTGGTAGACTGCCCATCTCGCCGCGAGGCCACTTAATTCTGAACTCTGTGTTCTGCCCAAGATCGGCTTCCATCAAAATGATTTTGTTGTCGATGCTATTAAGGCGCTCAACCAATGAAAAATAAGCCCAAGTTCCTAGCGTCGCGGCAGTCACTAGCCCGATCAAATTTCTGATCGGCATTGCCAGTTCAGTGTTTTCACTAAGCTTGGTTGCCATAATTTAACCGAAATAAAAGCCGCCCAAAAATGCAAGGCACCACACAAGCGTTAAAACATTGAACATGATCATCGTGGCCGCTGTGCCTCTTTGGCCCGGCTGAATGCTGTAGCGCCCATGAACGCCGCTACAATGCCCATGTTCGCAACAACGTAGGTTGATAGCAATGAGGTGACTAGAGGCACCCTGTCGGCGCTTATAAAGGGAAACACGACTAATAGAATGCTGATTGCACTTGCACCGACACTCACCCAGCAAATGAGGCGCTGTTGATCTTGAAGTTTGTCGTTGTTCTCAATTTGTATTTGGCGTTCATGTCGATCCAGCTCATCATTAGTAATCTCGCCATCGTTGTCTAGATCAGCCGGGTTGAGCTTGCTGTCAGCGCTAAGTTTTTTCATAGGACTATTTCCTCTATCGCAGAGCGCGCTATGACGGCGAACATGAAAACAAAAAGGGCCACCACTACCATGACCATAAAAGTGGCGACGAGTGCTGTCTTAACCGCTTCTTCAGTTTCTTGAGCCTTACGCAAAATCTCTTTGCGCGCTTGGGCCTCTTTCTCTTTAGCTTCGCGGATTGCTTTCGCGTGATCGTCAATGAAGCTTTGATATGTACCGGGGCCGAATCTAAGGTCAATTGCAAGTTTTGCGTCTGCAAGGCTTTCCCGAATTAGTCGTTTCTGAATACCGTGATCAATACTGCTTTTGAGGCTCAGCTCACCAACATTGCTGAATTTTGCTTGATCTGCATTGATTGCCTTTTCACAATCCATTAGCCGGGACACATGGCCAAAAATCTCTTTTGCGTCTTGTGCATCAGAGATGCGTTCTTTCAAGAACTTTATGCTTGCAGACGCAATTGACACGGCTGCTAAAGCGCTGCTGATAGGCTCCATGATATGTCTCGATTTTTAGATGCGGTCAGCCACTAGCAACACAATTAATGTTGCAGCTTGACCAATAAGGATATGCTCCAGCCGCTTGATGCGTAAGATGGTTTCTTTCCAGCGCTCAGCGCAGACGGCTTCATGCGTGTCAATCTGGGATTGAACAGACATGACTGTGGGCTTTGCCATCAGTCAGCATCTGCTATGGTTAGTTCGCCAGCGTCTACTTGGCTCATGATTTCTGCGTAGTGACGGTTGGATTCATCCATAGGAACCCACGACTCAACCCCATCAATAGTTGCTTTAACGCTAGTGTTTTTATTATCTGGGTTGTCTAAGGGAGCCTTTATATATTTAGCATTTTCTATAATCATAACTCTGCATCTCCCCTTACACCACCAATATGGTCATAATTTTCAGCCCCTTTATAAAAATATCCTCCGCTAGTATGTGTAACAAAAAGACCATGACTTCCAGCGTTACTATCTGCCGTTATAGTCGGATCCGCCCGTTTTTGTTCCGTCCATAAGTAATTAGCTATGCTAGATGAAGTGCCGTATTTACTAGGATAAATATCGCTGTCCAAAATTTCATAATACCGTTTGCACTTGCGTAGCGTAGTTCCATAGTCTTCATTCTCAAACTCAGGTGTAGCTACTTCTCCAATTTCAAGCTGCACTTGAGATAGGTAAAAGTTATTGCTTGTACTATCCAGCCAGTTTACTTGATTGGATGTGGTATAATGCGCTGCATTAGAAGACCAAGTAGCATTTGTACCATTTCCATTTGAGCCAAACGCAAGATTAAACGCAAGCTGAAACCCTAATGTATTGTTATTAACGAATGCCCCTCCTGATGCTGTAATAAATGATGTGCTTCCAGCCGTAGGGCTTATAGTAATGGTTTTCTTTTCCCATGTATTTGCCGATGAAATTGTGTACTCATTAGGAATTATATATCCTGTGTTATGCGCTTTATATAAAGCCACTGTGTATGTTCCAGTTTTGTTAGACTTAACCCAAAACGAGAGCGTTATTGTTTTTGCGGATGATGTTCCATATTGAAGCGGTTGAAGATTTTGCGCCTCTATATTTTGGTAAATAACAGCATACTGAGCAGCCCCAATGCTCGTATCAGCCGTAGTGCATTTAGCAAGAAACGAATAACCTGTTCCTGTCGGTGTATCAGTTGACCGTTCAGAAGTAACCGCACCGTCATTACTCAATAACCAACCCCACCTATCAACTGTGCTAAACGTATTATTTGCACCCGCTGTAGCTGCGGTGGCTCTTTGCCAAACCTGCATATCGCCATTAATGATGAAATTCTTGTCACCCTGCGCCTGACCTGAACCAATCAGCGCGGCTAATTCTGCTGCTTTACTCATTAGCTCCACTCCTCTGTAGAGAGATTGCAATATACGGCATTTATTGTCTCCTAAAATTATCCTACTAAATGCCCACTGAACCAACTGTCTGCATCAATGTCAGTTTGACTTGAGCCTCCACTTTGATGGATTTGTATAAAAGCTGTTTGTCCAGCCGTTAGATAATATGTCAGACTGCTATTCATTGCGAAGAAAGTATTATCCTGTCCAAAGTCAGGGTCAAACAAATGCCCCTGTCTTTGAGTGCCACCTATTTGCCACATAAATAAATAATACCCAGCAGCAGAGTCTATATTTTCTAATCTCAGATATGAACTGAAATGATAAAATCCGTTGACAGGAGCCGTAAAAGTATTACTTGCAAAGTTGCTGCCTTGGTCAAAAACTTCAGTTTCAAATGAAACTGTTACGGATGAATTTACGGCAATGTCAGTTTGTTTACCTGATTTATGAACATAAAACGCTGGCAATGCTGGTTTAGTAACAATACCACCATCTGCAATGGCTATAGCATCATCACCATCAGTAAACTCAATTAATGGTGTTTGTATTGATGTGGTGCCACTGACTATTGGTGAAGATATATTTCCACTAAACGCACCACCATTGATCGCACTAACAGTGTCAGCCACGGCAAAGCTATCGTAGACAATCATCTCGACGACATCGCTAGTGCTTGCCCCTGTTGTTAGTACAACGCTTGTGCCTGTCGTACTAGCGTAATCAGTGACTGGCTTGAGAAGCACACCGTTTTGATACACATCCATGTACAGCGTGTCTGAATAGGCAAGGGCTATGCCGTTGGCATCGTTGCCGCTGAATGTCGTTTGTCCAGAGGTGGCTGCGTAGATGTACCTTGCGCGAACTCCATCGCCAAGGCTGCGTCCTATGTATGGCATATTAATTCCTATCCAATGCTTGAGGCATCATCTCTTGCTTTGCGGTTTTGGTAGTCGCTACGAGCAACGATGAGAGCAACAAAGTCAGCCTGATTACTAGGGATAGCGTCAGTAAAGCTATCATCGTTCATTAGCTTTGTTGTCCACTCTGACTGCATCCGCTTCCAACAGTTGTTGATTTTGCCATCAACCGCTGCCTGTATCCAAGCATCAAGACCAGCATTGTCGCTGTCGTTGTATAAATCGTTGCTCAAGATTTTCTGTTGTAAGTCAGTCAGTACAACTGATTTAGTATGATTTGCCATTTTGTGCCTCCTTTATGACAGGGCTATTTCACCCGATTAACAAATTAGTACGCCTGTAAAAAAACTTGCTGTTGAAACATCTAGCTGCGCTGTGCCACTTCCCTGATAAAACCGTACTTTTGCTGTATCATTCGCATCCATATCCGCTGTAATGCTTAAAACCCATGTCCAAGTTTCTGCGTCCATGTCAAAAGCATCGGGGTCAATAAGATTAAAATAATCTCTATTGGATGTATCAATTTCAAAAGTTATATAAGCGGCTGCTGAATCTATGGCTGCACAATAAAGTTGATAACTTAATTGATACTTACCAGTCACAGGCGCAGTGAATACATTTGATGCAAAGTTCCCACCCACATCATAAATTTCTGTTCCAAACGCAACATCAACATATCCGTCCTTAGCAAGATTAACTTGTTGTGAGGCTGGAACTACACAAAACGCTGGCTGTGCTGGCATTGTGACAAGGCCACCATCTGCTATGGCTATCGCATCATCACCATCAGTAAATTCAATCAGTGGTGTTTTTAGTGATGTTGAACCAGTAAGACTTGTTGTACTGACTGCGCCAGAAAATGTGCCTGTGGTTGCGTTCAGCGCAGAGGTACTTGGATGTTCAACGCCAATAACTGATTTACCGATATAAGCCATCAGGTAATCTCCATAATGCTCATCGTTACTGAAACTTTATCTGCAACTGAGCAATCAATCTCAATGCCATCGCCAGTTTCAAGAACCACTTTGTTACCTGACAAGATTTCCAAACTGCCGCCAACAGGAATGGGTGCGTCTTTCAGCAGAAAAGTCGTTGTGTTTGTTGCCGCTCTGCCGCCGCCAGATGTTGTGCTTGTAAGCTCAACACTAGCTGTTACTTGGCTTGTGTGAACATTGGCTAAGACCATGCCCAATATAACAGCCGTTGTACTGCTTGGGGCGGTGTAAAGATCTTCTCCTGTTCCCGCTGATGCGGGCATAACATCGTGAGAAATCACCCGAAAAGTATTAGCCATTTATATCTCCTATCCTAAAGCTATAGCTAGGGCTGTTGCTTCATCTACAGTTGCTTTGGTTCCAATTGTTCCAATGTTGCTTGCTACCGTGTTCACATTGGCTATCGATCCCGCAACAGTCGTTACATTGCTAGCAACGCCAGCCACTGTCGCAATATTGGCAACAACACCACTAGCGCCAAGTGTTGCCATGTTTGTGACATTTGCGCTCGTAGCCAGAATGTTTAGGTCAGTCACAATATCGCTTGTCGCAAGGGTGTTTAGATCTGAAACAATATCGCTTGTGGCTAGCGTGTTCATGTCACTAATAACATCAGATGTTGCAAGCAAGGCCATGTCAGCGATAACATCGCTGTCTGCTAAAAGCGCCATGTCAGCTATAACTGCGCTTGCTGCCAGAGCCGCTATGTTACTGTTAGCCCCAGCAACAGTATTTATATTTGTTTGCTCTGAGCTTGTTGGCTTAACATCTTCCCATGCGCTCCCCGTGTAAACTTTCATTCCGCTTGATGTGTTAAAATAAAGATCCCCGGCATCTAAATTTGAAGATGGGTCAGAGCTTGCAGCGCCGTGGTATTGTTGCTGAAATGTTGTCAAACTGCTTGCCGCTGCCGTGGCACTGCTTGCGGCGGCTGTCTGGCTTGTTGCGGCTGATACAGCATCAACCAGTAATGCGAAATGGTCTGTGTCTGTAAGAGCATCGCCAACAACGGAAGCTGCTACACAGATATAAACATTGTTGAGCTGGGCAGTCGTTGTTGATTTGATTATGTCCCTTACGGCATAAGCTGCTGTTGTGACTGTTGCATCTGATCCTTTAAAGGTTCCCAGCTCTTGTGCCACGCTAAGCTCACCAGAGCTGTCAAACGCTAATATCTTTGATGCCCGGTCTGTTGCACTGTTTGTAAATTCAGTGCTTGTCATTGTGTTTGTACGCGACAGTTTGATAGAGCGGTTTAGCTCTTCATCGTGTTGTTGAACCATCCGCACCAATCGATCCAGCGCTGTTTCAAAGCTAGATGCCGGGAATGGATCGTTAGCAACAAGATCTAGGGTTTGCGTGTTGCTTAGCTCTGACCTGATCACAACAGTCTCGCCAGAAGCCGGGCGATAATCTGTTGCAGAATAATGCGCGTCAGAGCTGGTGCCGGTATTGAATTTAAACAAAACATTGCCGCCAGAGGACGCACCAGCCCCAGTTACGATATAATGTGTGTTTAGGGTCTTTGTACTTTCAGCGCCTGTTGATGAGCGCACAATCACTGTTAAATCGGCATCATCAAAGATTGGAAAGTCATAAGCAAATGAATGCGTAGACCCATTGCCATTATATGACTTGGTGATGTTTGTGGTGCTAATTGTCATCTATGGCTCCTACTCATTTTCTGGATCTCTAAGCATTTGGATATCTTCAAACGCTTGCAATAACCGCTCATTGCCCGGCAACAGCAAAAGCTCTTGAAAAGCGGCATCCATAAATTGTGTGTTCAATGACCGCACATCAGTGCGCTTTTTGCGTAATGGCTTTTGATCAAACTCAAAATCTTGAAGCAGCAATTCTTCCATTGCTTCATCAAAACTCGCAAAATCAACAGAAACCGGCTCAACATTCATGCCCTTTAGATTTTCTGGCATGTCTTCCATCTTGCCTTTTGCAAGCCAAATTAGGTTTGATTTCTGCATTTCTGTTAGGGCAACCCTTGCTCCACGCAAAGAATATTTATTGCCTTGAATTGGAATAGGCCAATCTAGTTTTACCAGCTCTTCAACCCATTCTGGTTGTTTTATTGTTTCTGAAAAAACAATAGGGTTGACGCTGTTGTTTATTCGTAAATATGGGTTTTCTTCAAATGTCGGGCCTCTTGTTACCGGCCTACCAAGCGTGTCATAGACCGGGATATTAGCGTCCATGTTGTCAGAAAATAGATTGGTATCCATCATATCAAGAAAGCCGTCATAAACCGCGCGCTTGAATATATCGCCGGGTTCGCCTTTCGGTAATCCAATCAATCGATAATCAGGTTCACCATCAGGCATTTCATCAAGAATATCTTCAGCAGTAAGTCGTTGAACATCCTCTAAAGTATAAACCTCAAACGGCGCGCCTCTCCTGACCACAGCATTGTCAAGCGCCCTGTCAACGCCGCGCTGTAAAGAGCTGACCGGGTTTGGAACGCCCGGCACAAGGTTCATCGAACCAAGCGGCCCTTCTGTCATAAGGCTAAAGTCTTCCCGATCTAATGATGACAAAACTCTTGCCACGCCTTGCAACATTGGCAATTCACGAAAATAATCAGTGGTGGCAAACACGGCTGCACCAGCCATTGATTGCCGTTCCTCTGCATTTCTTGACATTTCCATGCGTTGCACAGTGCCAGCGGAAATACCGATCATGCTGGCAACCGGGCCTAAACCAGAATAACCATAATATTCTAACGGCCCATTAGGGTTTCCCCATTTGTCATAAAGAGGCAATTCGTTACCAGCGTCATCTGTTGGGAAATTTTCTCCCCGAAACACAAGGCTATATGGTTGCCAATTTGGCGGCAATTTTTCGCGTACTTTTTTATCTTTTGGCGTTGGGCCGGTTATTCTGCCCTGCATCGTATACATAGCAACTTGGCTTGTAACAATTCCACCAAGCGCCATTCTTGCCAACGCTGTCTGCCGTTTTGCTCCAGTTTTGTAAACATCAGGATACAGAGCGCCAAGCGGAAACCCCATAATGTTTGACCGCTCAATAGTTCGCAAAACATCATTTGTTGGCGCTGTAGCAAATGGAACAACATACCGGCCAAAAGTTGTGCGCTGCAAAGCAGATGTTGCTTTACCAAAAGCGCCAAGATCACTCATCAATGTGTCGTGACGGCTTTTTAAATCTAATTCATCTCTGATTTGCCGGGGGCTTAACATTACCATCAAGGCTTCATCATTTGCTTGTTGTCGTGTCGCGCCAAGCTCCAAGGCAGCTTTAGCCTGACGATTTGCTTTTACATACAGCTCCCCATTTTGCGACAAGGTTTGAAAAAACCCATCACCGGCAAGCAATCCTCTTGACGGCCAGCTTGTCATTGCATGCAAATACCGCAACGCCTGACCCGGCACTTTTACGCCAAGACCAAGGTCTAGATCACCGGCACCACCTGAGTAGGTGTTCATCTCAACTTTGTTTACAGCGTCACCGGGCTGACCTTTTTTTGCTGCAAGCCCAGCGGCATATAAGGCATCGCCAAAAGTACGATAGAAAGCCATTAGCCGAAAGGCTACATCACTCATGTAAACTTGGTCTGTGTAATCAATTTCAGATCCAACGGCGCGGCGTATTCCTCTTTCAGCGCCACCAATCATGCCAGCTATAAATTCCTCTGGCAGTTGAAACCCCATATATAAAACATTGCCTAAAATGTTTTTGAGCTGCGTTTTTGGGCCTGATAGCAAGCCATTGATATACATATGCTCTAAGCCATGCCGTACCCGGCTACCAATTCCAGCTTGTGTTGCTTCGTTAAACGCTCTTGGGCCGTTCTCAGCGGCAACCACTAAACCCCTAGCAGCCGCCTTTAAAGCATCTGCACCACCAGATGCATCAATGGTTTGTGCGTTTAAAACTGCCGCTTCGGCTGGTGTCATGCCGCCGGTAACAGGAATGTTAAAGGATTGCAGCAATCTTGCTGATTCAGCTTGAGCGCCTTTAACTTGCAATAATATGCCATTGTGAATAGCAAGCTGCCGTCTGAATTGCAGCATTATAGCATCGTTGGCCCCTTCATTAACTTGCCGGGCTAGATCTGCCAACCTTGTTGCGCTTTCAGTCATAACAGCTCTTGCCGCTACAGCTTCAGCCGCATTCTCAAAAGCAGTGCCACGCTTTCTTCTCAATATGCTGCGAACCATGCCAAGATCGTCAGCCAATAACTCTTCAGCTTGCTCTAGTGTTTGCACATTGCTGACAACGCCCCTTGTGGCGGCGGTCTGTTCAGTCTTCTTGCTGGTTGATACAGCTTGGATAAGAGCCTTTACATCATCAGGCGAGTTGATGTTGTCAAAGTTAAAAGGAGCGCCCTCTTCAATGCTATCTTTAAAACCTTCAACTCTTGCTGTTTCTAGAACCTCTTCAGCTTGGCTTAGTGTTGCAACGCCAGATGAATCTTCGGTTAATCTAAATCCTTGATCCTCTGCCGTCACGCCTCGCTGACTAGCTGTAACAGTCTGACGCAATTGCTGTTCTGGCGAAAGCTCAGCCGCCTCATCAGCTTCGGCAAGCAAGGCGGCAGTGCGTCTGCCTTGTGGGCTTAGATCAGTAGCCCGGTTGCCTTGTTCCTTAAATTTAGCCTGACCCTCTGGTGACAGATTGCGCTGGGCCGATTGTGTCTGGGTGGCGCGATAATTAAGGTTATCAGGCTCTATATTCCCTTCAGCCGGTACGCGCGGTTTTTGATCAATTCCTTTATCTTGAAGAACGCCTTGTGCAAATTTTCCTTTGGGTTTGGTTTTTTCAACACCACCAAATAAGCGGAATAGATCTGCAACAATATTGCCTTTGCCAGCCACTTGTATGCCGGGATCAGACGCAAATTCTGTGACCCCACCTTGTGCAACATCACGCATAGCGTTTTCGTTGAGCTGAGCGAGTTGCTCAGTCTCAGATGGTGGCATCTGGATTGACATGAAAGTTACCCATAAAAAAAGGGCGCTGATGCGCCCATGTTAGAAAAACCCTACACGATTTCGTTACATTCGTGAAGCTTATTATTTAATGTGATTATTGTTGCCTAAATTCTTCTGGCAATTCTAACTCTTCTTCTGCGCTCAACTCTTCTGGAACTTCACCCATGTAAGCAACATTCAAATAATTTTCTCTAGTAAGAGGAATTTTGTTTTTTAACATCAAATCTAAAACTGGGTTACTGCCAGCTTGGGGGGTTGATGCCACCGGCTTGTTCTGTAACTGCTGATCTTGCTTCATCTAAAGATACCTTTCCAGACCTGTAATCGTACCAAATTTTATTGATATCGTCTACATTTTTAGCCTGTGCTTTAAATTTATCTGTGAACAAGCCGCGTACTGCTTCCCATGTTATTGATTGCATTTCTCTTGGTAAAACGCCTCTTTCTGTTGCTGCCCGGCGATACGCCTCTGCATACAAGCCGTAATTACCTTGAACACCAGTTACAGCGCTGTTTTTAGTCGCGCCTTTCCAGTCAGGTTTTTGTTTTGCAATCATAGGCGAACTACCAAAATTGTGATGCACCTCAGTCGATTGCCCAGATAACGGCCTCAGTAGAGATGCCGCAACAGCATGTGTGTCGATAGTTACATCACCATTAGGGCCGTCTGGATCTAATATATTATTATAAAAACTGCGAACTTTGTGTTTTGTACCCATAAGCGGCGTTAAAACATCTTTGCCACCGCCGCTCTCAAAAGCTTCTACCGCTTTCGCTATTTCTGTGATCGAACCCCAGCCAGTACCTTTTGGTTTGCCGTCAGCATTTGTTGCTATTTCAAGAAAATCACCTTCTGGCGAAACTATGCGGTGGCTTCTGTCGTTGTATGTCTCATCATAAATACGCAACCAAATAGCTTTTTCTGCTGGCAGTTCTAGCTCACCAAGAGTTTTGCCAACAATGCTGTCTAGCATAGATTCTTTTAGCCAGCCGCCTTTGTACTTCATCATCTCTTTTGTAAATTTTGTATTTTGCTGCGATGCTAAAATGTCTATTGTGCGCTCACCCAAGCTGACATTCATATACCAATCTTTTTGCGGTGACAGCGCAGCTAATACTCCAGCAACGCTGGAATCTGGTATCTTATATTTATCGGCTAGTCTGTTTGCGATAGCGTTAGCGCCTTTATACCAAAGCTTTGATCGTTGTCTTGTCTGTTCTGGCACTTGGTCAAACACAAACAACAGATTATTTTTTGCATGATTTATAAATGCTTCGCTGGCTTCCTCTGTTGGTAAAGCAGCTTCAGCCTCTGTCATATTTGGATAGGCTCTTACAATACCAACATTATGATCAAATATTTTTGGGTCAGTTTTTATTTCGTCTAAGCCAATTTGCAAAGGCTCATTGACCGGGTCTTCTGTTGATTTCACCGCCGTTGGTAATCGTGTTGATATTCTATTAGGGTTTGCCGTTGTTCCGACAGCCCTGCCAGCCGCAGATATAGCCTCATCGATCATTGGCATAGGATCAACGCCAGCCCCTAGCGTCACGCTATTGTCAGCTTGGCGCTCAGCAATCCGGGCATCAGCCGCATCACCAGCCCGGCCTATGGCGCGCTTGGTTCCATCGATGATCTGGCCGAATGGTATTAGCCGGGCAGTCTTGATAGCGCCCTCAACTACGCCACCAATGATGCCGCCCTCTAGGGCTGTCTTGGCGCGCTTCGTTAGTTCGCCGTCAGTGTCGTATTTTTCTATCTGAGACAGAAACGCTTGCAATACAGCGTTGCGCTCTTCTGGCGGTGCCATCTCAAGATGCTCAGTGATAACATTGGCAAGCGTGGGGTCATCTGGGTTGAACGCTGTAAAATCAGCAATAGCGCCCCAGATCATGCCGCGCGCCACCGGGTTATATGTGGTCATAGCTCTGACCATCTTTGCAGCCGGTACAGCGGCAACGCTGAATTGTGTTATTGTCTCAGTAAGATTGCCAAGGGTTTCGTTGTCATAAGGCTGGCTTGCCCAATCAACTATAGCGTCAGGCATTGGGATCGCATCGTTCACAAAGCCTTTATAGCTATCCATCATGCCTTTCATTGAATCAATGTCACCAAAGGCGTTTTTAACCGGCTCCATGCCAACAGCCTCTAACCCGACATTCATAACATTTTTGGCTAGTTCAACAGGCGCGCCAGCTATAAATGCCGCTGCATCAAGCATTTCACTAGCGCCCTTGTCAGCTCCAATAAACATGCCCTTTGATATGTCATTTGTAATGGAACTATCGACAGGCCCGGCTGACATGTTACCAAGTGTAACGCCCCTATCATCTGCATCTAGTGGGGGAAACGGCTCTAAGCCAATGGCTCTCATTTCGTCCGCTAGTTCGTATCGTTCAAATTCAACATCACCATCAAAATCAATATCTGACATTGGCCGAAATGAATCTTGCAAAACATTGGTAACCGGCTCTGACCCGGTGACCATGCCCTCTTCATTAAACAATGGGGTTGGCTCAGTATCTGAAACCTTGCCCACTGGATCAATGATTTGCTCTGCGTCTAGTGAGGGTGAGGCTTTTGTCATATCCATTATCAATCCCCCAACAGATCAATGTAATATCTTAATATTCTAAGCCGCTTTGTAATTGCATCCGCTTTTGCTGGATAGTCTTGCGCGACTTGGGTCAAATGGCTTATTGCCCTACCAATGTCATATCTGCCGTCTGCCCCTCTAGGCATTTTTGGTATAGGTGAGCTTTCGCCACCTAAAGTTTTTCTGTCCAAATAATTCATCATTTTGGTTAATTGGACAGTCACAAGGTTATTCAAATTTTGCTTTTCATCTTTTATAAGCTCAAGCATTTGTTTTCGTAGTACAGCGTTAGATGGGTTTCTGCCGCCGTTAGCTATGCGAAATTCGTTTTCAAATTCGTCAAGCTGCCCACTCACCTTATAAAAAGACGCTTTAGCTTGTTCTTCATAATCTTTGATAGGATCTCCAACATTGGCGTAATAATTAAATTTATTTCTGGCAACCTTTAAAATATCGCCTCTTTGTTCTTTGACTAAAACGCCAACCGCATCCATAAATGTTTTAAAAGATGCTTGAGTTAGCAAGTTTCGTCTTGAGGTGACATCGTCTGCAACTAATTTTCCCTCAATTTTTAAACCCTGCAACAGTGTAAAAGTCTCGCCGTCATCACCTTGGTCTGTTGTCCGAAAGACCGCATCACCATTTATTTCCAGATCTTCAATAGCGTTTTGGTCTGCCGCTGTTAGAAAATCAGCAGCTTGTAAAACTTTTTTTATTTTAGCGCGCTCAGCCGGGGTTTTATTGCGCTCAAACAAATCGTTTCGCATCTTTGTTAATTTTGTTTTTTCTTCTTTTTCTCTTGCTGTTTTCTCTTTTTCTTCCCTGTCAGCGGCTTTGTAAGCAGCGTCTTCAAGCTTTTTTAGCAACTCAATTCTTGCTTGTTGATCTGGCATTGTCGCAAGCATGTGCATTCCAAACCCGGCATTCGGGTGTTCCCCTGCAAGGTCTTGTGCTTTTTGGCCGCCAGCTTTTAATTGTTTGAATGCTGCTACTGGGTTTTCTTGCTCATTAAAAAACAGTGACATTGCAGCTTCAGCAATGCTGCTATGCGATTTATTCAATTTTGCTTGCAAATCGTCTGATGCCAATAAACCCTCTGCAACAAGTTGACGGCCAGTATTCAAGATATCAAATTTAGCGTTAGCATAATTGTTAAGCATTTGCTTTGCGTCAGGGTTGCTTTTGAAATTATTAATATTTCCATAACTCAATGTGAGGTTTTCCAGCTCTGTATCGAACAGCGCTAATCTTGATGCAACAACTCGCTTGTCAATTTCTACGCGCAATTTTGATCTATGTTCAGCCGCTTTGGCTGCAAATTTTGTGTTAAATCTTTTTTGCGCGTAAATGTTAAGGCCACTTGTGGAAGCGGCTCTGATATCATTTACATTACCCATCCAATTATTGGGGCCGGTGAGATCATCATTAAAGACAGATGTTGGGTCTGCAACACGGCTCAAACGGCTTACCTCTGATTCAAGTGCGGCATCAGCCCCAGCCAGAGCCATATCAGCCGCAAGATCACCTTCAGATCTAATTCGCTTATCTAGGAAATTAGATATTAGTGATGCCGCTGTTGATGCTGTTTGACCTTCAGCAAGTGCCGCTTGGATATATGGACGGCTGTCTTTTTGAGCGCGCGTGTAGCTAATCATCCCGGTATCTGTCGTGGGTGTAGCTTGGCTCTGATAAACCGGCACTCTAGGCATTAAGCAACTCCATAATTAAACACTGAAATTATCCCAATAGGATTGTGAGAACATGCCATAGTCGCTGGCGTTACCAATAGTAGTGCCAAGCCCAGTGAGCAAAGCAGTTGTGCCTTGAGCCGCATAGGCTGATGCTTGGGCCTGACCGCCCATGCGGCTGACCTTGGCGCGCATCCCGGCCTCGACCTTGCGGTCTTCTTGCTCAAGAATTGCTATAGATGTGTTGTAAGCATCAATGGATAATTCATATTCAAACTCAGCGGCTGACGCTAATTCCGCTGTGACAGGCGCGCCCCGGCTAAGCTCTATGCCGCCACCACCAAATATTGCGGTGCCGGTTCCTCTAAACCTTCTAAATGCTTTGCCTTTGCGCTCGTTAGATATTTGAAGATTACGGCCAAGGATTTCAATCTGGCGGTCTGCAATATCAATGTCGCGCTCAATAATCTTGGCGTTTTCTTCGCCAATGGCCTTTGCAAACGCAGCCGCTTTATCACCAGCTTTCTTTTCTTGATACGCGCCATAGAGACTAAGGCCGACTGATGCTATTTGCCAAAAGCTCATTACTTACCTCAACTATCAAAAGTGTTCATGCGTGGATAAACTGCCAGAACTGTTAGCGGCAGCGGCTGGGTTTGCTGAATAACGATCTGATCGTCTTCCTCAAAGCCGCCCCGGAACTCAATCTCTTTATCGCCGGTAAACAACTCAACAGCGGCAGACATGGCCATAGAGCTGTCTCTAAAGGGTATGCGGTCAACTGTGGCTACAGAGCTGCCAACCTCAACACCGACAGTCTCATGGAGCCGCAAGGTTATGTCGTGAATGCGCTTAATCTTTCCCTGACTTGTCCCATCAACACTGCCGCTCTCAAGCCGTAGCGTTGTCAATCTGCTTGTGTATCCCAAACCAACCGCCGCTGTTGTTGCCGATACATCTAACGAAATGCCGCCAGAGGCCACAGTTTCATTTGTGTGCGTTGCACCATTCGCCAAAACACTGACGCTTTGACCAGTTAAGTGATACAGCCCGGACAAGGATGTAGCGGCTGATCCAGCATAAGCCAGACCGCTATCAACAAAGAATGCACCTGATGCTACAGATCCAAAATCAAACGGCTTCATGCGCTCGACATAGCGCTTGGTGACAGAATTGATTGTGCGCTTTACTATCATGTAAAGCTCATCCTCACTATCCTCTGTCGGCAGCGTGGCAATGCTTTCGACTAGCCCATAGTCATATGTGGCTGATGCGAGAGAACCATGTGTGCCGGTGTATGTGCCGCCAATCTTATGCTGGTGCCACGCAACCACCTCTTCTTCCCGGCGATATGTCATGCCGATAAGCTGGCCATCATTGCGAATCATCCAGACAATGCTGTCAGGCTCTTGTTGGTAGGCCATATCAGCCATGCCGCCTTGAGTAATATGTTCCGACAGGATTGTCATATCAGCCGCTGCATAGCCGCTGGCATTGATCTCGCCAGAATATTTAAACTCTCTCAGCTTGCGCTTGGCGCGTTGTAGAAAAAGCGTCACATCAGCGACTTGAACCGGCTCCAGCGCCGCTGTGCCATAGTTAGAATATTTGCGGATCTGGGCGTTTGTTGGCGTGATAGGCCCATCATTAGTGGTGGTCAAAACAAACTCACCACCAGATGTGCCGATAGTCAAAACTCGTGTCGCTGCTAAATAGCGTATGTTGTTCACTTGGTTCGATGCAATCTGGTAAATGATGGCATCATCGTCATTAGTGCCAGCCGTAAAGTTCTCATAATCGCCAGACTTTGACATGAATATTGATTGCGGCTCGTTGGTGGTTGCCGCAAAAATCAGACGCTGTTCAAAGAATGTGACGGCAGATGGATAGCCGGTTGTGCCGCTGAATGCACCTAGCGCCCAGTTAGTCGTTGCGCTTGACGCTGACAGAGTAGCGTTTATCGTTACCGCAACATTTTGCGCGTCAGTAAATGCCGTGATTGTGGCGTTGCCGCCGGGGAGGCTCACCAGCCGCCCTACATCTGTAGCGGCAAAAAGGTTAGCTGATGCAACCAATGCCACCCCAGTGCCGCTTGTAGCGCCGGGATTAAGCGTTGTGGCCGTTGTGTTTGTATCCAGATAAGGGCCGTCAATAAGATCGCATTCTGTAAATGTCCAAGCGTCATGGTCAGTTCTTGTCAGTTTTCGTGGCGCATAATCTTGATGCACAATAAACATGGTGTCGGCTGATTGTACAAATCTTAGATCTGGAAGGGCAGCTTCCGGGTATGGTGATGCAATCTTGGTAAGCTTATCGGCAGTGCCGCCAGAGGTATATGTGGTAAAATTAGTTGTATCGATAGCAACGCCAAACAAATCAGTCAGCGTGAATGTGTTGGTTGCAACATTGGCCACAAGATAGTTTCGGCCATTTAGCTCAGTCATGCCGCCGACTGATGAAATAAATATCTCATCACCATTGCTAAAGCCGTGACTGTTGCTAGTTAAAACACCCGGTGATGCTTTTGTTGCGGCAGTAATGTTTTTAGCTGTGTCGAGAACATAGCCGCCATTGCGGATAATCCGCATGGTGCTATTGCCAAACTCTAGGATGTAAGTATCAGTCGTTTTAAACTGAAAAGGTATAAGTCTGCCTTTTACAGCGCTGTTTTGGATTTCTCCAATATATTCTGTACCCGGACGGCGTGATGCACCGCCATGTGGGTGAACCACCATATTTAGTAACTCAGCCGCGCCTTGCCGGTATTTATCAAGATCAACCCGGCCCTCTAGCCTTGGCGATAGCTCACCGGCAACAAAGCTCGTTAATGATGGTGCAGAACGCGCCACTGTTAGAACCGGCTTTCAATAAGGTCAGAGGCTTCAAACTTAGCTGCCGCACCCTCTGTTGCATCCACAAACCGGGCTTCCTTAATTTTTTCATCATAAAGAGCTTTAGTTGTACTGATCATCGCATTACTGCCGGTGATGGCATAGCAGATCTCCATCGCCAGCCGGGCGGCAAGCGTATCGATTAACAGCGTGTCATATTGGTTTGGATCTTCAATGCGCGCTATATATTTAATTAGGACAGTTCCCTCATCGCTTAGCAGCTCCCTGCCCTCAATGACATAGACCGGGCCACCATTGTTGCTGGTCATATTGTCTTGTGGATACATCAGGGTGCCATTGCTGAACTCTAGGACACGCAGACAGTCGGTTGGCAAGGTATATTGATGCAGATAGCCAAAAGCCGGTGCAACGGCGTTCTGAGCCAAATCAGCGCGTTTAATTAAACTGTTCCAGTTATGACTACGAAACACAGCATCACGCACCAGCTCGTAACGCTGGTTGATCAAACGCCCAGCCTTTGAATCTTCAGTCAGGCTTGTGATGTTTGTCGCGCCAAGCGTGTTGAGCGCGGCATTAGAAATGTCCACGGCTGATGGCATAGCTATACCTCATTAAATAGAAGGGGGTTGGGTCAGACGCAACGTAAGGTACGAAAGGGAGTATGAATCGCCTGACCCAAGCTTTTTAGTCTAGGACATATTCCATTGTGAGTTCGATCAGGCCAGTGCCGTTGGCACCAGCTAAACTCACAGTAATTGGAATGCCATCCTGATCAGCATCAACCACAGAATTTAGACCCAGTGCAGCGGTTAGGCATGCACCGACAGTGGTGATTGATGTTGAAGCGGCAGCGGCTTTGTACTCATCTACATCAGCGGCAACGGTTGTACCGGCTGCATTTTTGTACTCAGCATGCCCAACAGACAATGTTGTTGATGAACCAAGTGCCGCATGGACAAGCTGACCGCTAAGAATGCGCGCTCCATTCGGCAAATTGAACATATGGATGTCTGATTGCTCAGCGGAAGCTGTGTAGCTTCCATAAGCAATACGAACACGCCCACCTTGCTCAATAGGCTTGATCTTTTCAGTCGGATCGTTTTGATCCCACTTGGTCTTCTGGTCAGAATAAACTGTACCCATTTTAGTCTCCTTTAACTAACTGTATTTAAACAGTTTACTCGTTACATAGCACCTGAATTACTTTGGCTTCTTCCATCCTCGTTGCACCAAATGAGGCACAATAATAGACTTGAGTTGCGTAAGATTTATCAGGACGCTGGGTGATCTCAGCCTTGATGTCTTTACCAATAGCCAGCTTCATTCCATCTTCAGCCCATGCATAGCACTGGCGTGATGTGCCATCGTCTTTCAAACGATTGCTTACAATGAATTTGAACCCGACAAAGGAATCGACAGTTCCAGTTGCTAACGCTTTGACTGTGTTAAAGTCAGCGCTAGTGACACTTGTTGTGTTCAACAGATCTTCAATTTGCTCTGGTGAAACAACAATGTAACGATTGATCGATGGATCAACGCTACCAGCATCAAGTAGCTTTTTAGCTGTGATCAGCTTTGCAACAGTCAGTCCAGCGGAACCATGAGCAATAACATTGCCAGCCGGTAGCGCTGTTGATGTTGAGCCAGCCTTGCCTGTTTTGGCAGAGGCATTGAACGCAGCAATGATAGAATCGTCCATCGCCCTTCCCAATGCGTTGGCGGCTGCCTTTGCATATGAGCTTTCGGGGCTGGCAAGCATTCTGATGCGGTCTTGATCGTCAATCAGGTCAGCATATTCGTAGTCATTTAGCGTGACCATTCTGCGATCATGTGGTGTTTCCATTAACGGAGTATCCGCATGACGAGTGGTTCTAAGAGCTGCCGCTGCTGATCCGATTTGATCGAAAAAGGCTTTTTCGCCATTTACAGATTCGGAATCAACTGTATCACGCAACAAGCTACCTTGCTGCTGTGAAAGCATTGTCACATTTGCTGAAAACTGGTTCACAAATGCGGTTGTAATTTGAGTTGACATATTGTCACCCTCCACATTTAAAGTTGAAATTTAAGTGAGTTTTCGTTCCAGTTATCCAGCTCAGCCGGGCTTGAACTATGGTAGGCGTAGGCGTAGGGGGCCGTAAGGCTTATCCCTCAACAGGCTCTGGGAATTGGAACCCCCGGAGCCTTAAAACTTCTGCAACATCCTGTTCATGTGCTGGATGCTTTTTATCCCAATAGGGCATTCCTTGAGCGGTTAATTCATTAACTTTTCGCGCGGCCTCATCTGGTGTCATCACCAATTCGGTTGTCACGCCCTCAAGGGTATCTTCTCCAAGCTGGTCAGCCAGCCCGGCAAACAGTTTAATAATGAATGGGTGATCGCCAAGCGGCAGACCATTATCCAATTTTATTTGATCCCAAATATCTGGATCGATGCCCATCGCTCTACCGGCGGCGGCAGCGCGATCATGCTTTGCATCGTATCCAGCGCCAAATTCTTCACGCAACTCAGCATCCCATTGCTGTGATACTGCATCCATGTTGGCTTGCGCTGCCTCATTGCCAGCCAATGATTGCTTTTGCAAAAACTCAGCCGTTGCTTGTGCGTGTCGTGGCAACATGCCATTAGACGCTGCCATTTCTTTAAATGATTGCAGCATGTTTTCTTCCAACGCCACATTCTGTAATTCGTAGCCATCAGCATTGCTTGGCGCTCCAAGCTTTTGAAAGATCGGCATCCAATCATCATCATTAGACCCGGAGCCGGGTATTGCAATTTTATCTGCACCAATCATGCGCTGTGCGTGGACATGGCTTTTTGCTAATTGTCCAACATCTGTAAAATTTTTAAGTGACGGCTCATGCCTCAGTTCTTCTGGCAAACTATCCAGAAAGCCAATCGGGGCCGCTTCCTGAGATCCGCTATCGTCAACCGGGGTTGTCTCAACTTGGTCATTCATTTTGGTTTAATCCTCTCGCTGTTGTTTCTCTTCCATGAAACGCATAATGGAAAGCACAACAGATCGCTGGCCCTCCAGATATGCTGAGTAATGTGGATCGCCGCGCTCAAATGTCGTGGCGTTAAGATTGAAGCGCTTTTTCAAATCATCTAACACAACCAAACCTTCGGCTGTGTTGAATGCTTGCCGGTAAAAAAGCTGGATTGTTTCTAGCTGTTTCTCGCTCATATCTCAGGCACCTCGCCGGTTGCTTTGATGTAAGGCGCTATCTGCCCGGCTTGCTCAGCGTTAGCGGCCTGTTGTTCAGCCGCTGCTTGGGCTTGTGCCTGTTGTTGTTGCTGGCGGCGAACCATCATCACCTCTTCGGATGAACGGATCACTCTTGCCGGGAGGCCAAGAACATCCACAAGATATTCAATCATCTTGTCGCTATCCAAATAATCCATGACCGGGGCCATCTCACCAAACTGCGATAGCACTTCGATGCCGCGCAGTGTCGATTGCAACTCAGCCATTTTCTGTGACTTGGCCAATGGGCTGACATATTCAATATCAATATCAAGCCCCTGCAATTCCTCTGGCGCTGCTGGGAATGCACCCTGTCTTAATAATATAGCGAAAGCACGATTAATAAGTGGTTGTAATAACTCACTTTGCATGCGCCCCATAACCGGGCCAAGCAGCCTCATTTTCTCTTCGTTGCGCTGGAGAACCTCTGTTGCAGTCATGGTTTGACCTTGACCCATAAGCAACTGATCTACATAGAAAGCCTCGCGGATTGCTTGCCGCCTCTGTTCTTCCATGTTAAGGCCAAGCGAATTGTTGGCACCCATCTGTAGAGGCTCAAGCCGATCTCTTGTGCCGGTGCGGTAAAAGTTCAAGCTGCCGGGCGTTGTGCGAACTGGCAACAGAAACCCATCGTCAGGCACCATTAGCGGTGGATCTAATTGCTTTTGAGCTGATCTAATCGTGATCTCGCTCATCTTATTAAGCATCTTAGTATCACTGAGGCATGTCATGCCGGGTGACCGGCCATAGACCGAAACGCTGTCTTTGTTAAACCTTGGGATCAGCATAGGCATTTCGTCAAAGCCGCCCTCACCCAATATCATTTTGGTTTCTTCACAATAATATATTGAGCCGATTGGCTTATCTAATTTTGCAAACAGATCTGACTTAATGCCGTCCTTTGGAAAAATGCAGTGGACAAGCGGATGTTCTTTGAATGGATCTTCCGTTAGACTTTTTGCAATCTTTTGCGGTAAGTTCTTCTCACCAAATCTTGTGGCTATGGCTCTGGCCGTCAGCTCAAACTTGCGATAGACCGTGTCCACCTTGCCTTGTGCATTCTCTGAAATGTAGATTTCAGCAATGTGGCGGCAGCTAAACCGCAATCCTTCCTCATCGCCAGCCTCGACAAACATCGCCGCTGTGCCAAACACAACCAGATCATAGTAAAGCTCATGGATCTCTTGTTGAAAGTTAGACCGATTAAAGGCCATATACATCTGGTCAGTGGTTTCTTCCAACCACTCATTGGCTGCATCGTTGTCTTGCAGAATAGGATCTCTGAACCGCAAACTAAACCAAGGAGCTGATGCCCCGGTTAGCATGCCATGCAGACTAGCGGCCAGCAGCTCAACGGCATGAATAGCGGTGCCGTCATAGATCAGCTCTGTGCGCTTATCGCCTTGTGAGCGCTTTTTGGTTATATCGGCTTTGCGTGGCAGCATATAGTCAGCCAGATCTTGCCAGTGGCTTTCCCAGTTAGCGCGCGTGTTGTGTAGTGTCTTCAAACGCCGATCAAGCGCCGCCACCTCTTTTTTAACAGGATCTGCCATTAATACATGCCCCCGGACATTTTGCTGGGTTTGTCTCGTTTGATGCCAGCAATTGATCTGCCTTGGCTTTTACCGGCAGCTTTTTGCAGCAAGCGCTCTAATGGGTTTACATTCATGGCAGCGCTAAAATTCATTGGTTGCGGTGCAGACATGCCCATACGGCCAGCAAGGTTTTTTTTGCCCTTCAGATCCATTACGAAATAAGACCCGCCATTAATGAACGATTGCGCGTTTTTGCTGAGCCAAGCAAACCTTGCGCTGTGGTGCTTATGGTTGATTCCTTGCCCATCTTGGAACGGCGCGCTGCATCGTCTGTAGCGTCACCACCCTCACCGGCTTTAGGTGCATCAGGCAGTTTTCCATCAACTATTTCAACTGGCAGCTTTTTCTTTTTAGCACCAGAGCGAACATCTCCAGAATCTGACCCTGTCGTGTCCCCAAAGTCTAGCACCACCTGATCTTTGAACTCAGCCGGGCCAGCATATTGGTCTGACGACATCGATTGACCAGAGTAAACCTTTAACCCAAGAAAGTTGTCGTGCATTACACCCACAACTTTCCCGCTTTTGTTTCTGATAGGAACGCTGCCCTTTTCGTTTAATTTTTCCTTTATCCGTCCAAAGCTTTTAACGCTTGCCTTAGAATGCAATCTATTTATGAAACTATTGTTTTCGTCTTGTCCGTATCTGTTTGCCCGATCCATCTGGTTATCAAGTTCTCTTTGCGCTCTTGTGCGATCATCAGGCGCTCTAGCTGGGTTTCTGCCCGGCAAAGGCGTAGAGACTGTTTTAGTGCTAGATTGCGCTTTTGCCATTTCAGCGGCTGTAGGCTGCTGATCTTCAATACCATCATTGAAACCGCCACCACCATAACCGTCGTCACCATAACCTTCGTCGCCAAGACTTGAACCACCACTATCAACCCCCATACCTTCGCTCAAAAAATATGTTGGCACACCACTTGGCCCCGGCTTGCCAGATCCACCGGCCTTTCTAAGCATCCGTTTTTCCTGATCATTAATGTAGGCAAGCGAATGCTTTTGCCCTCTGACATTTACAGTGCGTTTTGGTGACATTTTTGAAGCCATATCTCTACTCCTTACATTGCAGCCGCAAATGGATCATATGCGGTCATCGCAACCTGTTGTGGTGGCCGGGCGTTCACACGGCTTTCCTTCACACCAATTGACATATACCGAAAGCTGTCAGCCGCATGGCTCGACCAATCGTGAACAGGCGTTAATCTAAATGTTCTACTTTTCTCATTGTAGGCCCGGTGGTATTGCCGTAGCGCCTCTAGGCCAGCCTTGCATCGATCCCGGTCAAAGTAACACCGGGGGATCAGCATTTGCGCTGCGTGGATGCCGTCTTCTAGCGGTAGCTTCGGAAGCACTCTGAAATTAAGCCCCAGATCCCACGCAATCTCTCTGCGACTTTTGCCGCTACCAAGTTCCCTAACCTCAACATCGTGAGGCGCAAAGTGATCCCCATACAGATAACCTTTACGCGCAAGGACTGCACAGTAGTGCGGTAAGCCCTCACCGCGCGCCTCATAATAATCAATGACATGAATGCCCTTCCCGGCACTGCCGCCTGTCTGTGCAAACCAAATGCTTGTCGCATCGCCCATGCCCAGATCCCAGAATGTCTGTACCTTCATCGCCGGGTCATACGGCACATTCGTAATGCGGCCATCTTCTAAAGCGGTCTGCATCTCTTTGCCGTAAATGCTGCCGGGTACATTCGCCACCCAGCTACACTCAAATTCCTGTTCATACTGGTCAGGTGACATCATCACCTTTGCAGCCTCCAGCTCTTCCTCTGGCAATATGCCTGTCTCGCTGGCCTTATAAACAGCAGCAACCCAATCATCATTCGATGCCGCCAGCTCATAATAATCGTAAAACATGTTGGTTCCGCGCGGCGTGCCTACGAATACACACCAACCAGCCCGGTCTGATAAAGCTGGCCTCAAGATCTCAGGGAACACGCTCTCAGGCATGTCTGCGACCTCATCCATAATACAGCCGTCTAGATAGATCCCTCGCAAGCTATCAGGGTTCTCAGCCCCTAACAGGCTAATCCTAGCCCCTGTTGGTAGATCACAACGCAGCTCAGTCTCGTGAAACCGCACACCGGGGATCTTGCCAGCAAACTGCTTTAAATAATCCCAAGCCACATTCTTGGCTTGCCGATAAGTGGGAGCCATGTACGCATAGCGTGGGTTGGGCTTGTCGTTCATTATCGCATCGCGCAACAAATGGTTGACCGCCATGACTGTCTTGCCAAATCGTCTGTGACAGACAACTACGCCCCAGCGCTTCTCAGAGAGCTGATCATGCAGCTTTGCTTGTAGAGGCCGGGGAGCATAGGGGATGACAATCTGCATGGATGTATGGCTCCATTAGTCGGGAAGATTATTGATGTATGAGGGCGCGGTAAAATTTTGGAGGGTGGGGTCAGGCATATCTCAAAAACCTGATCAATATTCTAGAGAGATCTTCCCCATATCTTCCCCACAATATAAGGCATGCCCTTCTTTCCCCAGCAATTCTGCGGGACACAGCATCAAAGGTTACCGCTCTACTCAGGCGGTGCATCGATGGTCAGCCCGGTCTGCCTCACGCGCGTAGCTGGGTCAGACACAGCACTGATATATAGTGACCCTTACCCCTGTCCTTCCTCTGCTGTTACCTCATTACCCTGCCAGCTAATCGTGATGCTTTGCTGTGCCGGTGCATCTTCCTTCTTATCTCTCAAGCCCCAAGGCTGTAGCTTAGCCATCGTGAACTTCAATGTATCAACCTCAAGCCTACGGCGCTGCACTTCAGCATTCAGCATGCGTGGATCCAGATCAGCCGGTAACGGTGACATGGCAAGATCATTGATATGATCCGCATAATACTCAGCTTGCATCACCCTGCCTCTACGATAGATCTCAAACAGCTCATCATCCTTCAGCACTGACCTTGTGACGGTTCGGTAGCTTGGCATGCCAGCATCATTGCAAATGCTAAGCAATGTTTCACCAGATCCAAGCCTGTCAGCAATGTCTGTCATCAATGTTTTATTGATCTTACGAGGTGCCATGATGATCCAAATAAAAAGGCTGGAACTGCATTGACAGAACCAGCCAGTTAGGGAGGAGCGGTTGTGAACCGCACGATAGAATGACTATGCAGATTTTGACGACATTTGCAACACCCTTTATTTCTTATGCATAGTCCTTGACATCTTGTGTCAAGATACCCATATTAGTTGTGTAAGGTAATTCAACCAAGGGAGGCTATGATGATCAAGTTGAAAAAAATTACTAACCGCACTCAGTTCAACAGCGCAATCTGGGCTGTTGTGGGGCATGAGGACATCCGTGTACATCAGATCGGTGCAACTCGCTGGTTGGCTGATCATTATGATGAAGATGGTAATTATGTAAAAAACATTATGAAATTTTCAGACAAGTCAGCCCTGTTAGAAGCTCTTGGATTGGTGGTACTGTAATGTCCATCATCCGCTTCATCTTTGAACTAGCCGGGCTTGCAGCATTCTTTGCCAGCCTTTACCTCACAGCCATATTGCTACATGCTTTGGCTGGCACACTGTAAGGGAGAGTGACCGTGAAAATTCGTATACCATCACAAACTGTCGAGGTAGATGCTGAAGCTTGGGCAACTGAGTACGGCATTGATGTCAGCGAGGTCAGGCAGAATGTCCTAGATTATTTTGCCCATTTAGCACAAACCAAAATCGATTTGCTTGGCCTCGCGCCAGAGGGAGAGTGACCATGAGCAAATCATTTGAAAAAGCCAAGGCGCTTGCAGCTAAGCATGGCATTGATGTCACCGGCTACCAACAGATAGATCATGGTTGGACGATCTACGTTGATGCACCGCTTAATTTTGTTTTTGGTGATTGTGATGGATCGACTGCCATGTTTCATGGGCCTATTGTGTCACTGCCACCTTTTGTTAAACATTGCATAAAAATGCTGATGGTTGATGAAAGGTCTTATCAAGACATTATAAATATCAGTGGCTGTGACGATGAACATGCTGATCGTGTCTATCTGGTTAGGGCTATTGCCAATAGCGGTTTGGACAAAAGCCAATTCGCTAACAAATGTGAAATCACACCAGAAACATTAGCTAGATTTATAAATGGCACTTATCCAATTACCAGCAAAGTTAAAGCGGCAATCAAAGAATTTACTGATTACCCCGATACGAAATAGATCGATAGTACATCCTTGTCAGCGCATCCCGGTAGTTGCGCTTGACGATCCTTGGATCATTCAGCCCTAGTATGTGAGCCAGCTTTGTCCATCTAGGGCCGCGATCCCTTCCCACTGCACTATGTGCCACTGCCATGATCAAACGCCTTGTGTCCTGATCCATAGCCATCAGCATGCCATGTGCCATATCCATCTTATCGATCTGTTCATTGCTTGGCCTTATCCTGATGACACCTTTCTGCGTCCATCCATAGCCATGCCAATCCAACGGATAGTCTGGCCATGATGCCTGTTTCTGCACCCGGATAGCCTTGGGCAATCTACGCTCAGTCACAGCCATGTCCAGAAACATCGTGTGCAGCTCGTTAATGTCCATGCCTGACCCTTTCCAGATGCCGCTCTGCCTCAATCACCCAATCAAGCACTTGTGTGGCATCCATCCTTGCAATTGCTTTGAGTGTGTCTGCGAATCTATCGGCTGACATTGTTGGCCTTAATTGCCGCAACGCCCGGTCTTTACGAAACAGCAATGGATCATTCTTTGCTTTGGAAACGGCTGAGACATAGTTCTGGTTTGTCCTTTTCGTGATCGTACTCAACATGTCGCGTATTTCACTTGATCTGTCCTGTTGACAATCAAGATTTGATGATTTACTGGTTTCAGTATAATCGAGCGAAGCGAGTTGAGGCTTATCCTTATCGGTTATATCAATAAATTGGTTCGGCTGATCCTTAACAGGCTGATCCTTAACAGGATTATCCTTATAAGGATTATCCTTATGTGTTTTCACCAATTTAAAATTCTTAAAACTCATTCTGATTCGCTTTCCAATGCCGCTGCTATGAAACTATAGTTGGCCGCATCAATTGCGTGATCCTCATCAAACCCGGCGTTCCATCTTGCCAGCTTCATCTCAACAAGCATTCTGGCTGTCTGAGCTGGCGTGACCTCAACGCCAAGCACCAGTGACCACCTAATCGCCAGTTCCTTGTACAGCGGCTGATACGGCCCCAGCTTCTTTGCCCGGCTTGTCAGTATCTTTGATGCGCT